GGCATAAAACACAAAGAAACAGAAGTCATTATTTTTGCGGGTAGTGATGCCTGGGCACACGCGAAACAATGGCAGGAACATGATGCGCGTATGGCCGGAGATAATGAGCCTCCTGTGTGGCTTGGGGAGCAGCAGTTATCCGAACTGGATAAGCTGCAAATTGTGCCGGAAGGCAGAAAATCCGTGCGCATATTCAGGGCCGGATATCTTGCGCCAGTAATGATAAAGGCGATTGGTCAGAAGCTGGCGGCGGCAGGCGTACAGGATGCAAATTTTTACCCTGATGGTATGCACGGTCAGAAGGTGGAGAACTGGCGCGAATATCTGGCCCGTGAGCGCCAGAATCTTTCTGATGGTCTGGTCATTGAGCTTCCGGTAAAGCAAAAGGCGCAACTTTCGCAGATGGCGGACAGTGAGCGCGCGCAGCTGCTTGCCGATCGCTTTGATGGCGTTTGCGTACATCCTGAAAGTGAAATCGTTCACGTATGGCGCGGCGGGGTATGGTGTCCGGTCAGCACAATGGAACTTAGCCGCGAAATGGTGGCGATCTATTCAGAGCACAGGGCCACTTTCAGCAAGCGCGTAATCAATAACGCCGTGGAAGCGTTAAAAGTTATTGCCGAACCAATGGGCGAGCCGTCCGGCGATTTGCTGCCGTTCGCCAATGGTGCGCTTGACCTGAAAACGGGGGAATTTTCCCCGCACACGCCGGAGAACTGGATCACCACGCACAACGGCATTGAGTACACGCCACCAGCACCAGGGGAGAACATCCGCGATAACGCGCCAAACTTTCATAAATGGCTTGAGCACGCAGCCGGAAAAGACCCGCGCAAGATGATGCGTATATGTGCCGCGCTGTACATGATTATGGCGAACCGGTACGACTGGCAGATGTTTATTGAGGCCACCGGAGACGGCGGGAGCGGTAAAAGTACATTCACGCACATAGCCAGCCTTCTGGCAGGGAAACAGAACACGGTAAGCGCTGAAATGACATCGCTTGATGATGCTGGTGGACGTGCGCAGGTTGTCGGGAGTCGTCTTATCGTCCTGGCTGACCAGCCGAAATATACAGGCGAAGGAACGGGCATCAAGAAAATCACGGGCGGTGACCCCGTGGAAATTAACCCGAAATACGAAAAGCGTTTCACGGCTGTAATCAGGGCGGTGGTGCTGGCGACCAACAATAACCCGATGATATTCACCGAACGGGCCGGAGGTGTGGCACGTCGTCGCGTGATTTTCCGTTTCGACAATATCGTCAGTGAGGCCGAAAAAGACAGGGAGCTACCGGAAAAGATCGCGGCTGAAATCCCTGTCATTATCCGCCGATTGCTGGCGAACTTTACCGACCCTGAGAAGGCACGGGCTTTACTACTGGAACAGCGTGACGGTGATGAAGCTCTGGCAATAAAGCAACAGACGGATCCGGTTATTGAGTTTTGCCAGTTCCTGAATTTTCTGGAGGAAGCACGCGGCCTGATGATGGGCGGCGGTGGCGATTCAGTGAAGTACACGACCAGGAACAGCCTTTACCGCGTCTATCTGGCGTTTATGGCATACGCAGGCAGGAGCAAACCGCTAAACGTAAATGACTTTGGCAAGGCTATGAAGCCTGCCGCAAAAGTTTACGGACATGAATATATTACGCGGAAAGTTAAGGGGGTAACGCAGACTAACGCAATAACAACAGACGAGTGCGACGCGTTTTTATAATTTTTTGTAATTGCTGTCTACCCTGTCTACCTGAGTAAAGAAAAATACATTTAATTCAGTGCATTAAGTTAGGTAGATAGCCTTTTTTTACTGTCTACCCACTATCTACCCTCTCTACCTGATTTTACCTGAATCAGACAGGGAGGTAGACACGGGGTAGATAGTGGATAAAAGCACTCTACCCCGCTGAAAGCCGCGCCATTACTGGCATGAGGGCCACTAAGGTAGATAAGGTAGACAAGGGGAGGCACAACTCAAAACTTTTTAAACGAGGGGGTAAAAATAAATATGCACACTTCAGGGAAATTTAATAAATCACTCAAAAAACGCAGAGACAGAACAGAACCGAAATATCGCGCGTTAGACATGACAGAGCACGCTTTAAAGGTGGCAATCAGAACGATAGACCGCCACGCGGGGGAAGGATACGCGAAAGCACATCCCGACCTGATAAGCGCATTCATGACCACGGCGGCGGCAAACTTTGCCACGCTGACAGAACGGGAGATTGCCGAAGCGGAACAGGTAACAACCATCAACGTTAAAACCGGAGAGGTGGAATCATGACAGCACAGATAGCAGCTTACGGGCGGCTGGTGGACGACCCGCAGGTAAAACAGACCAGCAAGGGCACACCAATGACGCTGGCACGTATGGCGGTATCGTTGCCATGTAGTCAGGCGCAGGATGGGCAGGCTACGTTATGGCTATCGGTGATGGCATTTGGTAAGCAGGCCGACTTCCTGGCTAAACATCAAAAAGGCGACGTTGCCAGCGTATCCGGCACGATGCAGGTAAGCCAGTGGACCGGACAGAACGGGGAAACGCGGCGGGGGTATCAGGTTATTGCAGACAGCGTAATCAGTGCCCGTGTGGCACGTCCTGGCGGGAACAGACGCAAAACCACAGGCACACAGGGTAATCAGCCACCAGCGGGAGGCGATGCCCCTTACGGTGATGATATTCCGTTCTGAGGGGGTGAGGATGGTACATGACCGCATAGCGGAGGAACTCGAGGCAAAAGGCTTTTACCGGAGGGCGGCGGCACGATGGGGTGAAGTCATGCAACTGGTGGAGACAGACAAGGAACGGCATCAGGTTACGATGCGACGGCTGGAATGTTCCAGGAAGGCACAGAGGCCACCGGAGCCGCCAACGGAGAACTATGCAGACCTGAGAAATGCAGTAAATCGCACTTACGCAGACATGGGGCTGAGCAAATTAGCAGAGTAGGAATACCAGAACCACACCACACAGCCGGAGCAATCCGGCTTTTTTGCGCCCAAAAAAAGCCCGATAAGGTCAGAGGTGGCTTATCGGGCTTTTGCATATGAGGTTTTTTGGTGCACTGACACACATGATCGGGATAATCATTTCATAATTTGCAATGCAACTCAATATCATTGCACAAAATGCAATCATGATTATAATCATAACTGGATGAACATCCAGTTATGATTTTTTAAGTCAAAGAGGAATTTCTTACTATGGCTGAAGAGAAAAAAGGCGGTGTTTCGGTGTACATAAGCCCCGACATCGTAAAGGCGCTCAAGGAACGCCACCAGCAGAACGTAAAAGCAGGCATTGCGGCAGGACTTGATCCGCTGGCGATGGTTGAGCCGTCAACAGGCTGGCAGGTACGCGCCTATTTACGCGCGGCGCTGGGTATGAATCAGGTTCACGGGGGTGAATAATGACAGTAAAAGCAATGGCACTTAACACTAACCAGCTTTTTGCGTACCTGAATCGCGGGGATATTGCGGAATTTAAATTCAGTCCGCTGTTTACCACGCTGTTTTTCCCGAACGTGGCGACATTCAGCACGCAAAACATCATGTTAGATAACCTGGATATTGAAGAAGTCACCATGTCGGCGTTTTGTTCGCCTATGGTGGGTAGCCAGGTTCAGCGCGATAAAGGGTACGAAACCAGCACGATTAAACCTGGCTACATGAAGCCAAAGCACGAAATCGATCCAACGAAAACCATCATGCGCATGGCTGGAGAAGATCCGGCACAGCTTAACGACCCTACCTATCGCCGTATGCGCCTGATTACTGGCAATATGCGCCGCCAGATAAACGCCATAAAAGCGCGCGTGGAATGGCTGGCGGTAAATGCGGTAACGACCGGAAAAAACATCATTGAGGGCGAAGGCATAGAGCGCCATGAAATCGACTGGAAGATACCGGAAAAAAACATCATAGAGCAGGCCGACGGGAAAAAATGGTCAGAGCAGGACAAAGAAACCCACGATCCAATCTATGATATCGAACTATACGCCGATCAGGCTGGTTGCCCCGCAAACGTCATGATTATGGGCGCTGAGGTATGGCGAACGTTACGCAGCTTTAAAAAATTCCGTGAGCTGTACGATCTTTCCCGTGGTTCAGAGTCCGCCGCAGAGCTGGCCTGTAAAAACCTGGGCGAAGTGGTGAGCTTTAAAGGCTATCTGGGCGATATTGCCCTTATCGTCTATTCCGGCAAATACACTGACAGCGACGGCACAGAAAAATATTTCCTTGAGCCTGATTTGCTGGTTCTGGGCAACACCAACAATAAAGGGCTGGTGGCCTATGGTGCGATTATGGATCAGGAAGCGGTAAGAACAGGCGCAACGCAAAACATGTACTACCCGAAAAACTGGATTGAGGACGGCGATCCGGCGATTGAGTACGTGCAGACGCACAGCGCACCGCAGCCGGTTCCGGCAGATATTCGCAAATTTGTTACCGTCAAAATTGCTTAACGGGGGATTCTATGGACACTCCATACATTGAGTTATTTGCAGGCAGTCAGCAGGTATCCACGACGCTGGTACATTTTGCCGCTGATGCTGGCGTTATTCAGGAATTTACCCCGCTGATGCTGGCGGACAATGGCGAGTTTAAGCCGTGGGATGGTCAGGAATCTGGGAAGGCTGTTTATCTGACCTCGTACCCCGTGGACACGTCAAAGCAGAAATCAGCACAGTGTTACAAGACGGGGATATTTAATATCGCCGCCGTAAACTGGCCTGAGAGCGCCGACACTGACGCGAAAAAATGCGCCGCCTTTGCGGGTTCTGGCGTATCCGTTCAGCCGCTGGCGCGATAAGCAGGGGAAACGATGGCAACGAATGAAAGCATCATGGCGCTACCGCTGGCGAGTAAATTTAAAGCAGAAGCGCGGGCAATGGCTGACAGAGGTTTATCAACCTACGAGGCCGTATATCAACTCAACAAACTGGAAGAGCAGGACAAGCCGCGCGCTGATGCGATTATGGCGCTTCATGAACATAACGACTATCAGCCGCTGTTCGTGCAATGGCAAACGTGCCATGTATTAGCGTCGATAATGCTCGTGAAATCCTGAACATGACCATAGAGCAGGAGCGCCCAAAGGTTGCGCCGGAGCTTACCGCAGCCTTTGAAAACTTTATGGACATGCACAGCCCGAAAGCCGTATCACCCGGCATGGCATACGACGGCAGAAACCAGGGCGATGAAGGCGACGTCGATCGCATACTGAAAACCATCTGACATAAGGCCGGAGAAATCCGGCTTTTTTTACGGGTCCTTTCCGGCATATGGACCCGTTACGGGGCGGCGACCTCGCGGTTTTTCGCTATTTATGAGCTTTTTCAGGGGGGTGGTGGTGGTTTTGTTGTTTGCTCTATCTTTATGAATGAAAAGGGAAAGATGCAAACAATACACCAACCTGAAGCAGTAATTAAGTTGGTGTATTAATGAAATCGCACCTGATGAACAAAAAAAACATGGCGAAAAGCTGCCGTGTAAGTGCGACAGCGTTCGACAAGTGGGGAGTGACTCCCGTTGAACGTAAAGGCCGTGAGGCGTTTTACGATGTTGCCAGCGTGATAGACAATAGGGTTAACAATGCAATTAGCCAGCTTACAAACGACAAAGGCGATATTGATGATGATGAACTCTTACGAGTCAGGATCAGATTACTGACAGCACAGGCGGAGGCGCAGGAACTTAAAAACGAGCGCGATCGCGGTGACGTGATTGATACTGAGTTTTGCCTGTACGCGCTTTCAAAGCTGGCGAGTCAGATTTCATCAATCATGGACAGCCTCCCGCTTACTATGCAAAGGAGCTTCCCACAGATTACCCCCGCCATGCTGGATAGGCTTAAAAGGGAAGTGGTTAAAGCCTGTAATGCCAGTGCCAGAGTTGCCGACAACCTCCCACAGATACTGGCTGATTACTTGAAAGAAACAACCGGAAACGTACCGGAAAAGTTGCTACAGAAGAAAGGCGAGTAACAGACGCGCAATTATTGAACAAAACTGAGAAACGACATGAAAGCGTCATAAATCGCCATTTTAGATGATTACCGTGTCGTTTCTTTTTATTGTGTATCTATTTAAAAACAAATAGTTATGTTCGAGAAGTACCGACATGCTTTTTCCAGAAAAATTTTCATAAACAGATAAAAACCGCGAGGTCGCCGCCCCGTAACGGGCCATAATTCCAGGAAGGACCCGACGACACCAGACTATCAGAGCGATGGGGGCACAATGACAGAAGCCGAAATACTGGGATTAATCCGCCGTGATGGTATCCAGCTTAATGGCGTGGATATGCGCAACATACGAACCAGAGTTCTTGAGTTGCTGGCCTACCGTCGCCGCGTTGAGATGTATCGGGAGAAGGAGAAAATAACGTACCACTGGAAGAAGCCGGAGCGGTTGCGGCGATAACTGGTTGATATTTTCGGAAACCTCAATTTGAGGAGGCCGGAAGCGTCACCCTTTAGATTCTGAATGGTGATAATCACCACGCCCAATCGTGACGGAGAGTGACAGCCAGTGACACACCGTGACAAAAGACGGTTTAACCGTTAATTAAAAATCGACGGGATTTTGTGTTTTCCGGACGACGTGGCCAACGTCATTTTTTAGCGAAAAATTCTGATTAAGGTCATTGTCTGAATGGTCATAATGACCACGCAGACCATCAAGGCAACCATAACGATTTTCGTTACGGTTGATGTGTGCCTTCGTCCGGCATTCGGACGATATAAGGGATGGTCATAATGACCACTCCTACAGAACAGGTAAAACCCACCAGCCTGATTAACAGTTAACCGGAAAAAAAATCCGGCATGGGGGGGGAGTGGTTAGCCACGAACAACGAATAAGCTGGACACCGCGCCCCCTCTCACGCAGAGAAAAAATTACCGTTTCGTAGTAGTTAACATGTTAACTGCCTGATGAAGCGTTGTTGTTGATTTTGTCTTTATGATTCATCTGGTTGCGAGCAAAAAATGTTAACTACCTTTTTGGTAAAAATGTTAACAGGGCAGAGGTTAACATTAACCTGGCGTAAATCCCGATATGGTGATCACCATATCGGGGAACATCCACCAGCTTAAAAACGAATGAGCGAAAAAAAATCCAGGTAGAATCATGGAAGTCGCTAGGGCAATCGCCGTTTAAATTGTGCATTTTTTCAGCAAATTATTTTAGTTATACGTTTGGTTATACGGTTTAAAAGTTGAATCAATAATATTTATTAAAATCATGCGGTTACACGCTAAATTAAACTACTCTCGTGCAAAAATCCCAAGAAAACCAACCTATTGCGGTTGGTTTTTTTATATCTGCATTTAATTCGATAAACAGACCGCGACACATCACGGCCTGTTTATTTTCTGTTATCAGAACGTCCAGACCACACCCGCCTGAGTTGTGCTGCTTTCTTCACGGGAGAAACGGCTGTCGATACCGAGCGTCAGGCCCGTCAATGTTTGCTCAAAGCCAGCTCCCGCATCAGTGTTCACGTTGTTGCGGCTGTTAATTACCGAACTCCACATCGCCGTAGCGTAATTAACGCCTTTTACGCT